TACCAAGATCGTCTCGGTGCACTACTCGACAGATCAGGCATGGATTTGTGTTTTTGTCGTCAGTGCGGCAAGACAGTTATCTGCATCCCCGACGGTTTGGCACTATGCAAAGACTGTGTAGCAAAGGCAGGTGAATAATGCAGTATATCTACCAAGCAACGCTCGAACGCGTCGTTGACGGTGATACCGTCGATATCGTTATCGACTTAGGCTTTAGCACGTTTCGCAAGGAGCGTATCAGGCTTTACGGTATCGATGCCCCAGAGATCAACACAGAAGCGGGTAAACTCGCAAAAGGTTTCGTCGAAGAGTGGTTTTGGGATAATCCAAAGTTCTTTGTTGAAACGATTGTTGCCGAGGGTAAGAGCGTCAGCAAGCGGGACAAGTACGGGCGGTATCTGGGGACGATCGCTTCGACGTACAGAGCCCTGAGCGAGTGGGTGACGGATGAAGTCCAGGCTACAACGCTAAACGGACAGTTGATTGTAAGTGGACATGCGAAAGCGAGGGTTTGGTAAATGACCAACAACGAACAGGCCACAGCCCATCGCATCCTGCAAAAGCACGGCATCAAGCACAAGCTGAATGGGCATTGCTTGCCGTTGACGAGCAGCGAGTTTGCAATCGGTATTGCTGACAGGTGGTTTCATGACTTCGATGACGTTCGCAAGTACGTTCGACGCGTTGCCAATGACCACAGAGACGCAGAGATCGACTTGCGGTCGTGGCAAGCAGCCGTCGAGATTGCAGAGGCGGTAAGGAGCGATGCCGATGCCGATAAGCCGTGAGCGACTGATTGAGATCGAGCAACATGCTAGACGCTTCGGGCCAGCGAATTGCTGGACGGGCACTAGCGGTACACTCTCAGCAATGATAATCGAGTTGCTGAGGGAGATTGAAGCATTAACAGCCGACAAGCAAAGGGGCAACGGTTGCTCTGAGGGAGTTGGCACAACGGAGGTTGATAGAGATGAATTACGAAGAGTTTATAAGGTCGAAGGCACCCGTAGTTGCGGATGAGGGCTTTGAGCCTGAATCACCCTGCCCTGATTGGTTCAAGCCGCATCAGGTCGTGTGCGTAGATTGGGCTATCCGAAAAGGTCGCGCTGCATTGTTCGAGGCGTTCGGCTTAGGCAAGACTGTACAGCAACTACAGCTCGGCAAGTGGATACACGAAAAGACTGACGGCAAGGTTTTATTTGTCGCCCCTTTAGGTGTTCGCCAAGAGTTCACGAAGAACGACGGGCCGCGAATGGGAATGCAGGTCGTTTATTGTCGAACAGATGCCGAGGTCGATGCTTGCGATAGCCCCTACGTCATTACGAACTATGAGCGAGTGCGAGACGGTCAGATCGATCCCAAGCGGTTTGCAGGTGCGATGCTTGATGAAGCTAGTTGCTTGCGATCATACGGAACGAAGACTACGCAACAATTTGCGATGCTCTTTCGAGACGTTCAGTATCGATTTGTGGCAACTGCTACTCCATCGCCTAACGATTTCATCGAGTTGATTAACTACGCCGACTTCTTAGGTGTAATGGATCGAGGGCAAGCGATGACGCGATTCTTTCAGCGAGATAGCAAGAAGGCTGGAAACCTTCAACTCTATCCGCATGAGACGCAACGCTTTTGGCTTTGGGTTGCATCGTGGGCGGCGTTCGTCAATTCGCCAAGCGATCTAGGATTCGATGACGCGGGGTACTCGATGCCGGAACTGGAAGTGCATTGGCACGAAGTGCCGGGCGAACTAGGCGAGGCTGGGGCGTGCGTTGACAGTCGCGGCAATCCGCTTCTCTTTGAGCAAACCGGCGGCGGTATCAAACACGTCGCAAAGCAGCGGCGGAAAACCAAAGATGCTCGCATCGATAAGATGGTTGAGATTGTCAACGCCGAGCCTGATGAGCATTGGCTAGTTTGGCATTACCTAGAGAGCGAACGCGAAGCGATCCAAAAGGCTATACCACACAGCAAAGCGGTCTACGGCTCGCAAGAGCTAGAAGAGCGTGAACAGATCGTAAGCGACTTTGCGGACGGCAGGTTGCAGATTCTTAGCAGCAAGCCGGAGTTACTTGGAAGCGGTTGCAACTTTCAACGGCATTGCAACCGAGCGGTATTCATCGGGCCGACGGATAAGTTCAACGATTTCATTCAAGCGGTTCACCGCATCCAGCGGTTCATGCAAACCAAGACGGTTCAGGTGCATATTGTTTACGCTTCGACGCAGTTTGACACAGTGTTAATCATGCGGAAGAAATGGGAGCGGCATAACGAACTCTCGCAGCGAATGCGGGAAATCATCAGAGAAAACGGCCTTTCAGGAGATATGCTAAAAATGAAGTTTCAACGCGGTCTAGGTGTTCCAAGAGTTGAGGTAAGCGGCGAACTGTATCGAGCGATCAATAACGATTGCGTTGCTGAGTTGAAGACTTGGCCTGATGGTTGCGTCGATCAGATCGTTACGTCGATCCCGTTTTCCGATCACTACGAATACAGTCCGAACCTTAACGACTTCGGACACAATCAAGGCGATGACGGATTCTTTAAGCAGTTCGACTTCTTAGTCCCTGAGTTGCTACGGGTGCTTAAAGATGGGCGGGTTGCTTGCATCCACACAAAAGACCGCATCCAATACGGCACGATGACGGGCAACGCTATGTACTCCGTTAACGAGTTCAGCGATAAGACCGTCGCAGCGTTCAAGCAGCATGGCTTTATTTACATGGGTCGAATTGTCATCGATACGGACGTTGTTCGAGAGAATGCACAGACGTACCGACTGGGGCACACGGAGAACAGCAAAGACTCATCCAAGATGGGTTGCGGTTCGACTGAGTTCGTTTTGTTGTTTCGCAAGTTCGATCCTTCGATGAGTCCGAACCAAACTGCGAACGGGCCGGATCCAGTTGTTAAAGACAAGGCGGAATACTCAAGGTCTCGCTGGCAGATTCACGCTAGCGGCATCTGGCGGTCGAGCGGCAACGAGCTTGCAAGCCCTGCGATGTTGCAGACGATGACTACATCAGAGGTCTATCACTGGTGGAGAGCGTACGCGAAGCAGCATCGATACAACTACGAAGACCACGTCGCGTTCACTGAAGCAGTGGAGCAAGTTGGACGGCTACCGGCGTCGATGATGTTATTCGCTCCAGTCTCAAACAATCAAGATATCTGGACGGACATCATCCGTATCAAGACGCTCAACACTGAGTTGAGTCGCAAGACGACCGAAAACCATGTTTGCCCATTGCAGCTAGACGTCATCGAGCGATTGATCGAGCGATACAGCAACAAGGGCGATGTTATCCTCGATCCGTTCGGCGGCATTCACTCAACGCCATACCAAGCGGTCAAGATGGGCCGGAAGGGTTGGGGCATCGAGTTGAATCCTGACTACTGGAAATTCGGCGTTGCATTCTGCGAACGGGCGGAGCGTGAACTGACGGCTCCGACATTGTTCGACCTAATGGAACTTGACGCTTTGCAGCCTGCACTCGACTAACAGGTTGGCTCGCCTGGGCAAAGGTGCCTGCTTTCATGGGGCAGGAATCCCGCCAAACGGGCTGGTGCGCGGTAAGTGCCGGTGTCTCACCTAACTACCGCCTCAACCTCCACGCTCCGCCTCGAAAGGGGCGGGGCGTTCTTTCTCAAGTCTCTAACTGTTGTGAGAAAAATGCAACTCCGTAATTACCAGCGCCTATCAGTTGAGGCCGCATACCAGTATCTTCAAAACTACCAAGGCAATCCGGTTATCTGCTTGCCGACTGGAGCAGGGAAATCGATTGTCATCGCGGAACTAGCACGCATCGCGGTACAAGACTTTGGCGGTCGTGTGCTAGTCCTGCAGCATCGCAAAGAGTTGATCGAACAGAATGCCGAGAAGATTCGAGCGTTACTGCCGGGCATTGGCGTTGGCTTATTCTCGGCGGCACTCAAGCAGCGGGAATGCTCGCAAGATGTTGTTGTAGGCGGCATCCAAAGTATCTACAAGCACGCCAGCCTACTCGGTCGGCGTAATCTCGTCGTCATCGACGAATGCCACTTGTGCAGCGACAACGCAAATAGCATGTACGGCAAGTTGCTTGCAGACATTGCATCGCTAGGGTATTCGCATCGCGTTGTAGGCTTAACTGCAACTCCATACCGGACGGAAAGCGGCAAGATTTACGGCGTCGAAAAGATGTTTACCGACATCATCGAAAAAGCAACCGTACCGCAACTCATCAAAGATGGCTACCTATGCTCCATCGTCAACACGGACGCGGATGCGTCGGTTGATACAAGCGACTTGCACAAGCGAGGCGGTGAGTTTATCCAAGCCGAGGTTGAGCAGCTTTTTGGCAACGAGCCGGAAATTGAAGCCGCGGTTAACGAGATCCTGCAAAAGACAGCCAACAGGCATAGCGTGATGGTATTTTGCACCTCGGTAATGCACGCAAAGACCGTAGCAAACATGATCTACAATCGCGTTGGGTTATGCGTCGATTTAATTACAGGCGAAAGCACAAACGAACACAGGCAAAATGTAGCCGAGCGTTTTCGGTCGCTGCAACTTAAGTACCTTGTGAACGTCGATGTGCTTACAACCGGGTTTGATGCCCCAGTTGTCGATGCGATTGCGATACTAAGGGCGACCGCTTCCCCCGGTCTATATGTCCAGATCGTAGGGCGTGGACTCCGTACGCACGAATCCAAGACGGACTGCCTGGTGCTAGACTTTGGCGAAAACATCCGACGACACGGAGCAATCGATAGGGTGCGAGGGCGACCCAAGGCACCGAAGGAAACCGAGCCGAAAGAACAAGCCGAAGGCGAAGAGGAAGAGGAAAAGCAGTCTGGCAAAATGTGCCCTGCTTGCGAAGTCTATTCGCCTCCATCCGAGACGCATTGCGAGTGCGGCTATCGCTTCCCAGTTGTGTTTCGGCATGGCGATACAGCGGAGCGTGAGGTATCGATCATCTCGGACGGCAAGCCTAGAGTGTACAACGTGCGGCATATCGTTTACGGCAAGAGCAAAGCAAAGGACAAGCCGCCAAGCATGACCGTTTTGTATATCGTGCAAAGTGGCGAAAAGACTAGGTTGCCGGATGATTCGCCGATGGAATTCGTAGCATTCGAGTCTGACAAGCCGTTTGCAGTCGAACAGGCTAGGCGATGGTGGGCGAAGAGGACAAACCTACCATTTCCGCAAACGACCGATGAAGCATTAGCGATTGCCAAGAGTGGAGAGCTTGGAACGCCGAGCGTTATCAACGCGGAGCGAGACGGAAGATACTGGAAGATCACTACAGGCCCAACGAGAAAAGATAACGAGGTTGCCCAAAATGTTTCCTAGATGTTTAACCGAGCGTAAGCAATGGATAACCTGGACGCTTACGGCGGACGGAAAGAAGATCCCGAATTCACCAAGCAATCAACCTAAGACTTGGTTTGATTACGACGAGGTGAAAAGCAATGATCGAATTGCGTATGTATTCGCCTCTGACGATCCATTTGTCGGCATCGATCTAGATAATTGCATCGATGAATTTGGCGAATACAACGCGGTCGCTAGCTACTGTCTCGAATTATTCAAGGGCAAAGCATACTGCGAAGTTTCGCAAAGTGGACGCGGTTTGCACTTCATCGTTCGAGGGAAAAAACCGGATTGGTCGGTATGTAGTCGGCAGGGTGTCGAGTGCTATGAACACGGGCGATTCTGGGTAATGACAGGCGATGTGCTAAATGGATACGACGAGCCGCAAGAATGCCAAGCGGAGCTCGAGATATTTCTAGGCGATTATCTTCGCAAGCCAGAGCCTCAGCGGGTGCTTAGTGTCGCTTCCATGCGAGGCGAAACACAACTCGAAGAGCGTATCCAAGCCTACGCACAGAATGCACAGGCAGCACCGCAAGGAGATCGAAACAACGCAGCCTTTCGGCTTGCTGGTCACTTGTGGGCGATGGTGGGCGATGATGGGCAGCGACCCAGCGAAGAGATGGTACTAGACGCGGTGCGAGGTTGGGCGGGTAGGTGTTCGCCTCCAATGGATGATGCTGAGGTAATCAAGGCGGTCGAAAATGCACGCACGAAGGGCACGCCAAGAGACGCAAAACTGCCGGGCATGATTGCCATTGACGGAGCGGAAGAGGGCGGACGGATTGCCGAACTGCTTTGGCCGACTAGGGCAGCGGAACTTGCAAGCGAAGACGATGACGGAGACGAGGAGTTTTGCTTGGCGATGCTTCCGGAGTCTGGATTGATCCGCATGGTGTACGACTACTACTTTGACTTGGCTATCAGGCCAAGCCCGATTATGGGGTTATCGGTGGCAATCTCGACGATGGAAGTATTGCTAGGTCAAAAGGTGGCAACGCACACAGACCTAAGAACCAACGATTACAACCTCATCATCGCTCAAACGGCATCAGGCAAGGAGGCTTGCAAGTCGGCGATCACCAAGATATTTGACGCGGCCGGATGCGGACACCTACTACTAGCGGCAGATGTGCAATCTGGAAACGGATTGATTACGGCGATCAAGTCGCAGCCGGTTTGCTTGTGGATCGGCGATGAGTTTGGCAAGGTGCTACAGGGCATCCTCGATAAAAAGGGTTCGCAGCATCTCAAAAACATCGGCAAGCACTTACTGAGCCTCTACGGTGAGTCGGCCGGTAAGTTTTTAGGGGCAGCCCACGCAGCGGGGGCTAAAAACGAAATCGACCAGCCGCATCTTTGCATCCTTGGGCTATCGACAGGATCGACCATTTTTGAGGGGTTGTCGGCCGATCACGTCAGCGACGGGTTGCTCAATCGCATCTCGTTTTGGCCTGTTCAAGAGCGACCGAAGCGGAAGCGAAACTATAAAACGCCAAAGGTGCCAGGTGAACTTAGCGACCTAGTGTCGAAGTGGGCGACGCTTAGCACTTCCCTTGGGAATGTTTCTTTTATCAATCCGCAAGCGATCCAGTTTGGGATAACAACCGAGGCTTGCGAGCGATGGGAGCAGCATAGTTTTGCCATTGACGAAAAGATGGAGTCTGAATCGTCCCAACGCTCGGCAATGTGGGGACGAACGGCGGCTAGGAGTCTAATGCTGGCGTTGGTGCATCGATGTAGTCGCATGGCATCGCCTACGGAGATAAGCCCGGTAGTTGCGATTGAGATGCAGGATATCCAGTGGGGAATAAAGTTGTCTAATTGGCTCTCTCGCATCGCTTGCGACTTGGTTGAACAGAATATGGTTGACAAGTCCTTGACGCTCGCAGCGAAGGTTTTGAGCGATCTAGCGGCAAGAGGGCCGGTCAACAGTCGAGACGCTCTTCGGTTGTGTCGATCACTGACGGCAGGCGACCTCGAAGCCGCAGCGGTCAAGCTCGGTTTTCGCGTCGAGTTTGTCACCACAGGGAAGCGAAAAAAGAAGGTCTTCGTACGCGTCAGCGGAGGGCAAAAATGACCAGTCTATTTCATTCTGTCACAAAAAGGGTGCGCAGCTTAAAACTAATACAAGCCAGTCTAGCATTAGGGGAAGTATTGCAAAAACTCATTTTGTCCCATTCTGTCCCATTCTGTCCCGGACAATATGGACAGCTTCAAAGCGTGGTTAAGAGTGGTTTTTCTGCCCTTAGCTATATAAATATATATATATATATATATGTTATGGTATTTACTATAGTGTTCTTTCTATATTGTCCTTCTGTCCGGGGGTTTCCTATAGGGTGGTAGTAGTACCCCTCTCTAGGGGGTAGGCTCTCTAGGGTGGTTGGTATTGGGTAGTCTATATAGGGACACGAGGACAGATTGGACAGAATGATTTTTCAAAAGGAGGCGGTAGGATGGCATTTAGTTTGACAGAGGCGGCAAGAGAGATCGAGCATCTACAAGCACTGCTCGCAGAGCAAACATCGGAAATCAAGTCGTTGCAATCGCAACTTGCGAAGACGGCGAAAGACCGGACGCGGTTTAGGGATCGGAGCGAAGAGTTGAGAGCGGAACTGGCGAAGTTCGTCAGACCGGATAATCCAGTTTTACGAGGGAAAAAGAAATGAGCGAGCGTATTTTTAGGTTTAGCGTGGGTGATAGAGTAACTCCGGCTTGCGTCGAAAGCGTGCTTTACGGCGAGATAGGCTTAGTTGATGAGCAGTTCGTATCCGATGGAAAGGTTGTCATCAACGTGAAGTTTGACAATAGAAAAAGCCTCATCGGATTTAGAGACTACGACTTGCGATTAGTCGAACCTGCCCCAGCCGTCAACGAATGCTTGACAGTTGACAACGTGAATCACCCTGCCCACTACAACCAAGGCGGCATCGAATGCATCGAGGCGATCAAGGCGGCAACGGGTAGCGGGTTTGTTAAGTATTGCACGGGTAACGTAATCAAGTACCTGTGGCGATACGACAACAAGGGAGGCTTGGAAGACCTCAAAAAAGCGGCTTGGTATTTAGATCGAGCGATCAAGGAGATGGAGGTGAGCGGTGAGTAAAAACATAATCTTAGGGATCGATCCAGGCCCAAAGGAGCATGCGTTTGTGTGGTGGGACTGCGACGAGCAGCGGGTTATTCAACTCGGCACGTTTGCCAGTTTCCTACACTTCGCGGAATGGGAAAAGCGTGAAATGCTTTGCAAGGTTCGCACCGTTGCTTGCGAGTGGATCGAGTCCTACGGAATGGCTGTTGGGCAGGAAGTGTTTCGCACGGTAGCCGGTATCGGTTGGCTTGCCGGCACCATTGGCACCGAGGTTAGGCTAGTGCCTAGGAAGTCGGTTAAGATGCACTTGTGCAACTCGATGCGGGCAAAGGATGCGAACATCAGGCAGGCGTTGATTGACCGCTTTGGAATTCAAGGCACCAAAAAGGCACCTGGCCCGCTTTACGGAGTCACAAGCCATTACCTGTCGGCGTTGGCAGTTGCGGTTTACGCAGCGGAGACTCCAGCGAAGGATGGAGAGTATTGGATTGAGGATTTGCGGAAGCGATCTATCATTTAAGCAAAGTTTGCAATCGCCCTGACACTTGCTACAATGCAGGGAACCAAGGGAGGGTTGTAACATGCAAGACTTACTCAAATCGAAGAGATTTTGGGCAGCGGCTGCGGTCGTTGCCGTGATTGTGCTAAAGGACAAGGTGCCTTTGAGCGAAGAGCAGATTCAACAGCTTGTGCTAGCTGTTGGGGCGTGGATTGTTGGCGATTCGATCCGACCTTTGCCTAAGCCCGATGAGGTGGCAAAGTGAGTCTTTTCAAGCGATGCGAGACAGCTTGGAAGCCTGACGACGCGATCCGAATCTACAACGAGACTGGCGGAGATCGTCAAGCATTCCGCAGGGCGTACAGACAGCACGCTAAGACCGTTTACGGCCTCGATCCAGTGACGGTTATCATGCTCGTTCAGATGGCTATCCGTCTCTACTTTTGGGCTAAGGAAAACGGTTTTCTATCCGCGATCCCTCAAGCTCAATACTCCAACGCTCCCTCGGCGGCTCAACTCTACGCAGAGGCTGAAATTGAAGCGGAAGCGAGCGAAGATGAATAAGCCGGAAGCGAATTGGTTGCCTTGGATCATCGCTGCGGGTGCGATCTACTTTGCATTCCAGAAGCCCGCTAACGTCGATCCAAAGCCGAAGGACATTAAGGGCGTTGTAGCAAGCACTTTGCCCAATATTCGAGCGGCATACCGAGCGGCATTTCTGGAGGCGGCGAGCAAGATTGAGAAGCGTGAAATTGTGAACCAAGAGCAATGGACGCAATTTATCGCTCAAAACGCCGGAGCGAAACAACGAGAAGCACTTGACCGCGTTTACAACGCAATCGACGAATTGAAACTACCGGCGAGTTTCGAGGGTAAAGAGTCCGAGATTGCGAAGTTGAATCGTGACATAGCGGGAGCGTGGTAAATGGAATTTTTCACCGGCTACGATCCAACGCTCGAGAGACGCGACGAGTTGCAAAGCAATTCCGTCTCGATGCCGTTTGCGCTAAAAGACTTTTCAGCCCCTGAGGAAATCGACCCGCGAAGGCTTTTAAGGCACGATAAGCAGGGATCAATGGGGAGTTGCCAAGGCTTTTCGCTGACGAACTGCGGCGAATATCTCTTAGCCTTAGGTCACGGAGCGGTAAGCGAATCGCGGCAGTTTTCGCAGTTGTTTGCCTACCTTGAATCTCAACGGATTGATGGGTTACTAGGACGCGATCAAGGCTCTACGATTAGCGGCGGCTTGCGAGTTGCGAAGGAGATTGGCTATCTACTTGAGTCGGCGTTGCCATATCGAACACCGTATCCAAACAACGCCAGGAGCCTGATTACCGATCAGATGCGACTTGAGGCGGCACCTTATCGCATCCGTTCGCATACGTGGTTGGAGAGTTACGATGACATCTACAAGTACCTTGCGAGTGGGTCAGGTGCGGTGCATACGGGGACTACGTGGAATGACTCGTTCTACGCTTCCAATGGTGTACTCGAATCGATTAGCCTTCGAGGTGGCGGCGGTCACGCAACGGCGTGGCTAGGCTACTCCAAACGCAAAGACAGCAAGGGCCGCAATTACATCTGGCGTCTGAACAGTCACAACGATTCTTGGACTGAGATTGCACCGTCGGTAATCGATGCGTTGTGCCGGCATCAATACACGTCGATTGTAGGCATCAGTGACTTGAGCCTTCCGGGGCCGCGTAGCGTATCGTGGTTGCAGTCGAGGCCGTTAGGATGAACAAGCAAGGAGGTTTGATTATGGTGCTATTGTTTTTTGCGTTGTTGTTTTGGGCACAAACTCCGCCTGTGAGCGATCCTACCCAGTGCGACATCGCTCCGGCATCGAGCGAGTTGATTAGCCAATTGGAGCAAGCCGCAGAGACGCTAATTGAGCCTAGTGCCGCAATCGATCCTACCCCAAGCCCCAGCGACAAGCCAAGGGTTGTTAAGCGTGAAATAGTCATATTCTCGGCGGATTGGTGCGAGCCTTGCCAACGGTGGAAGCGATGCGAGCAAGCGAAGTTTGAGCAAGCCGGTTATACTTTCGCCTATGGCAATCCAGATGACGTTAAGAGGTTGCCTCACTTCATCGTTGCGGATGGCGATAAGACGGTTGAAATTAGCGGCTACATGACCCTTGAACGACTTGCAGCGGAGTTGGCGAAATGACACAGGAAAGCCTCATTTACATTATCGGCTCCGGCATAGTTGGGGTGCTATCAACAGCGGTAGGTATCCTGTTTCGCCTCTTCGTCGAAGAGAAGAAAACAACGCGAGCAGACTTACAAGAATGCCGAAGTGATCGAGAAAAACTATGGGCCAAGATTGAAACGCTCCAGACGGAAATCGGCAAACTTTTGAGAGGTGCATAATGCGAGTAAGCGACCTGATTGAACAGATTGACGATTGGCAGACTAAGACAATCGATGAAGTGTGGGCGGAACTGAATGAGATTGCTTGGCAATACCTCGACAACGACAATTACACATGGGGCGGCGTTGCAGACGTGCTAGGCAACAGCGGCACCGAAGCACTGCGGGCAGCACTTGAAAACAACGGCTCGAAGTGGGCGGTTTACGCTCTTGGCGGTCAGCCTGGATTGCAACTGACGCGACCGGAAATTCAGGAAGCCCTTTATCTATTTGAAGCGGCTGGGTTGGTGCCGAATTCGTCGAAGCTGGCAGTGCATGTCAAGCGGCTTGTGAGCCTACTTGAGTTGCATAACTTAAACCCAAATAAAGCCATTGTTTGGACTGTCTTGAGCGGCATGCAATTGGGAGCGATCAAGCGTGAGAAAAAGGTGATTGCATCTAGCAGATACAATGCGTATTGTGCCGCTATGGAAGCCTGGGACGGTGACCCTGATACGGAGCCTACGCTGTGACAATCGCCTTGCAAGGAAACGGTTCGGCGTTATCGGATTCGATTAGCATTCCCAGCCATGCGGCGGGCGACTTGATTATCGTTCACTCGATGAATCATGCGTCTTCTACTGTGCCTACCAAGCCTAGCGGTTGGATCACTTCATACTCTGCGGGCGTCGCAGGTGGAGCGTTACTGGCTGCCTACAAGCACGCTCAAAGCAACGCAGAGACTTCGGGAACGTGGACGAATGCCGATCACCTGTTCGTCACAGTATGGCGTGGTGGAGCGAATACGATTGTGGTGCCTGAGTTTATCAGCACGCAGACAGGCACCAGTGCTACCATTGCTTACCCTGCACAAACGGCGGGCACGGTCAAAACCGATGCGGCGAATGCGGCGTTGTTGGCGTACGTTCTAAACAGCAATACATCCAATACGCTACTTGCTCCGGGTGCTACGACTGACCTACAGTCGGCAACGGATTCGTCGACATGGCAAGCAAAGCAGTACTACCAGTTAAACCGAACGGCGATATGGGCATCGACGAACGTAGGGCAAACAACTTCGGCTTTTTATCGCTCGTTGATGCTTGCGTTGATCGAGTCGGATTTGTATGGGATTAGCAGCGGCGGCATTTTCTTTAGGCCCGGTATGAATGGAGGCTTGGACTGATGAAGCGTAAGATATTCGCCGGGACTACATCGTTAAGCCTGCCTGTTATCGTGTACGACAACACGTCGACAACTGGAGCGGGATTAAGTGGCTTGACGCACTCAACGAGCGGCTTGGTGCTTGAGTATCGCAGGGCGGGGCAATCGTCTTGGACTTCGGTTACTCTCGTTAGCAAGACGCTTGGCACGTATACCAGCGGCGGTATCGTTGCGAGCGGATCGAGGGCCGGACGCTACGAAGTCGATATTCCCGATGCGGCGGTTGCGGCTGGCGTTCGCATGGTCGAGATATGCCTTCGCGGTGCGGCTAATATGCACCCGGTCGATATTGAGATCGAACTAGATGCGGTTAATTACCAAGACGCAACGGCGTTCGGTCTATCTCGTCTAGATGCGGCGGTTACGAGTCGCATGGCAACCTACACACAGCCAACTGGATTCCTAGCGGCTACATTCCCCGCGACGGTCGCAAGTACGACAAACATTACTTCGGCAAGTGGCATCACGTTGGCAGCGGTGACGCACACTG